GTTTGTTCAGATCTCTGAGTTGTTGCACATGTTGGACGCTTGTTTCTTGAGTCACTTCGATCTTCCTTTTCTCACCGTAACGATCCGGGTTGCCTGTCTTGGCATCCCAAGTTCTCATCTGGAATATCAGGTTACCAAGTGCAGGATTTGGTTTGCCTTCAGAAATCTGCTTCTCGAACACTTCTTCTAAACGTTCAGCTTTTTGTGCAACTGAGTCTGCACTACCGTCTGCTCTCATATGCCTATATTCTTCAACCCGCTTTTCCTTCTCAGGATCTTCTTTTACCCACCGATATATTGCCATTTTCGGCAAGTCATATGCTTGAGCAATAGTCAGGGCATTAGCACCGTTTTCGAACATCATCCAGACTTGCTCCCAAAAGGTAGGATCAGTTTTCAGATCTTCGGTCCTCAACTTTCGGAGTCCTTTTCTTGATTTTATCTGCTTTGTTTTTTTTGGCAAAGTATGCTCTTTGATAGGCCCGTGTGATTTCTTTCTCTACTTTTGGATCTTTAAATCGAGCGTAGAGCGCGTTTCTAATACCCTTGTATGTGATAGCATCTAGTTGTTTGTCTTCTTTTGTCCTGTATGTTATCTGGTAACAGTTTACCTCTTTCTCTCGGATAATAAATACCCCGATATCCTTTGGCAGATACTTTTCAAGTTCAGCTTCAAACTCTTCAGCCTCCCGGGTTGTCTCGAACTTTGTCAGACTGCTTCTTGTTTTTAGGGTCAGGGATAGAACTTCTGCTAATTGTTCTTTTAGTTTCCCCGGTGGAAGATCTAAAGTCTGCCCAAAGTTTTTTATCGAGGGTAATGTGTTCTGGATAAGAGGGTCCGAGGAATCCCCACGCAATCTTACTTCTGTGTTTCTTGTGGAGTTTCTGGATCGCGGTTTCCGCTTCTTCGAAAGAGTGGATAATGAAGTAGTTGATTCCGAATCCTTCTGCTCTTTCCTGCCAACTCTTTTGCGAGTCACTTTGCTTTCCTGTTGGTGATTTGATTTCAAAGGCAAACAGTACCGGGATCTTTGCAAGGAGATATACTCCAAGAAAGTCTGCTGCACCTTTTTCCTGATTTGTCCTGAACCCTCCCTTACCGTCAGGAATTCCCGTTGTCTGCATCCTGAACAATCGGACTGTCTTTGACCTGACCTTTGCCCAATTCTGTACGTCCTTCGTTACATCCTTCTCGCTGGAGTTCTTCTGTTGCTTCTTCAGCAGTTCTGTTGCACTTATATTTTTCATTGATTCGTTTATTGAGTGTTTTGTCAAGCATATCAACTTTGAGATAACTTTTAACTAATAGCCTGAACATAGCAGCATTTCTAATCTTGGATCTATGTTCTTCCTTTCCTTTTTCCCTTGGGGGAATTAAAGGGGGTTTATTTATACCTTCTTCTTTAACCTTCTTTCTTTGTGTGTTAGAGGGTCTGTTAGGAGGTCTGTTAGGAGGTCTGTTACCCTCTGTTTTTTTAGCTTGATAAACACTGTATTTACAGACCTTTAAGACCCTTCCACCGTTTGTTAGACCCCTTGTTAGGTCTTCTGTTAGACAGTCTGTTAGCTTTAGAACCTTGATTGCAGTCCTAACGTTCTGAATACTAAGGCCAGTTTCATAAGCAGACCTTCTGAGTGTAGTTGCAAACTCACCTTTCCTGATAAGGATTTCAACCCCACCAAGATTGAATTTGGTAGGTTCGTCACTCCACCAAGCAGACAACAAGCAGTAGGTGAAATAATGAAATGTACAGGGCTTTTTGAACAGGGGATTTTTCTTAGCTTTGCGGAATAACTTAATATAAGAATTAAGCTGCTCTTCCTTGGGCATATTGAAATCCTCATCCGTGAGTTTTTGTTTAACAAGTTCTTTACCTTATGTAGGGAAGGCAACAAGTTTAGCTTTTCAGTCAGTACAGAGGTGTAAATCACTGCATCAATAGTGTAAGTAAAATTATTGCCTAACCTATTATTAGTGCTTGCTGCACTTCAATGTGCTTTGCAGTCTAATCCGTAAGACACAAGCAGAGGATCTACTAGAGACCCTCACTTTCTGGATACCACTTAAGTTGCCACTGCGGTTGATTCTCTGGAGGTGCAACCCAGTTACCCTTATCGTCCTTAATGCTTCTAGGCCAGAGCATTATTTTACCACCGAAGGGCCACTGTCCAGAGAAATATTCGTCTCTTCCTGAAGACTCGTCCGGGGGGTTATTGAACATATTACATATCGTGCGTCCTGCCATTTTATTCGTCCTTCCTTTTAGATTTTAAATCGATATCCTTTAAAACTAGGTCATCGAAATAGTGAGTTATAGTGATGCCACGTTCCTGACATTCTTTGAGAACATGTCGTGCCTTAGAGTATTTTAAATAGAACAAGAATGCTCTTTGAATACTCTCCTTTGGTCTACCTCTTGTAGAGTGTTTAAAAAGGGTAAAAGGTCTACCCCGCTTTCCTTTCTTTTTCGTTGCTGCCAACATTCACACCTTCCTTTCTATTAATTGTTTAAGTAGCCTAGAGACAACTTCAGAATATTTATCTTGGATTGGTAGACAAATTTCTTTATCGTTTTAACAGGTCAGAAAGCAAGGCAGTTTTAGTATACTATGAGAAACCTTGCGCCTATCTTAGCCTCTAGGTATAGCGTCAACCTGTCTGTCAAACGTCACCTGACTTGGACTCGTTTGTGTTGTTTAAAATAGGTGAATTAAAACCCGTGAGGTACTCCCCAAAAGTATATAATTGTCCACACTAAAACTATGTGAATAGAATACTGCCAGATTAGATATTCAATCACGTTAGTTTTTAACTACTTCTATTTTCTGCTGTTCAGTCAAAGTTTTGAGCAACTCAAAATAAGCTTGATGCTGTGCAATAGTGAAGCCGAGCGCACTTATTTCCTTCCTCATTTCTATCAGGATTTGTTCGTGCTCTTCGATCTTCTTTCCTGTTTCTACTGGACTCAAAGTTCTTCCCTTTTCTAGAGGATGTTTGGGAGGGATAGGTTCCTTACCAGAACCTTCTGACATCTCCCTATTTATTTCTACCCACTCTGCTTCTGAAATCATCCTTTGATTTTTCCTTTACTTTGACTATGTAACCACTGTATTTATCTGGCGTTTTATAGGTAAGAAGGGTAGTCACTATATAAAAAGTTCCCCTCACATATACTATTTTACTCACTGTTAGGTTTAACTTTACAACCTGCCTTAAAACCACAATGAGGACATGTCATCAAGTGATTCCAGTTGTGAAAATAACCTGCATAACTCCACCAATTTTTACATTCGCCACATGTAAAATGATATATCTTCTCATCAGTCCAAGTGTGTTCTTTACTCATCTATAAAGCTATAGAAATAGTTATTCCACTTAGCAAAAAACGATATATAAGAATAGATCACACCGATAAGGATCAACGTCCAAATACTTGTGAACCTTTTAACCCTTGAGATTCCTTGTGTAACCATTCCAGCCTTTTTCTGTGACCTTGCCTCTGATCCTCCCAGTGTTTTTTCCACTGTGTTTCGTCCCACGTTGTTGCTTCTATAATTTCCTGACATACCTCAAGATTCTCTTTGGGATTGCCTTCGAAACCTTCACTCATCTGTTGCGCCACGATCTGAGTCAGGTTCATTATACTTGCTGGCATAAGGATAGGCATAATCAATATCATCACCGTGAAATGTGGTTCTTTCGTTATTCCCTATCCCGCAGTTAGGATTTGAAGTACAGAGATTACTGTTCTTCATTATCATATAAACATGCAAAGCTTGTTTACGCTGCTGCGTGCTTAACTCCCTGTTTTGTACTCGTTTCACTGCTGCCTGAAGATCCTTCTTGCTGAATCGACTTTTCTTTTGGCTTTGCTTGTGACCTTCCTCTACCTCGGTTTGGTCTTGGCGCGTTTTCTTTGTCGATCTCAATAGCACTTTTTGAACTGCTTTCTCGACTGCCTTCTTGACTTGACTCTTCTCCTTTTTCATTTTTCTCCTCGTCTTTGGTTAAAGTTTGAAAGTCAGTTGAACCTAAAGTTATAGTCTGACCCTCTCCTGTATCCTCGGCTGCAACCGAGGCATAACTAAGTCTTTCAGCATGAACATTCTGCTTTTTGCTGATAGTCTTAGACATTTTCTTGATAACACTCTTGAGACACATTGCCTCATAATCAGTGTTCCAAGGATGTGCTTGAGAATGTGCTCCTGCACTTTTGCTTCTGATCCGGTCACACTCTTCCCGAGTCATGAAATCGAATTTAACCTGAGAAGAATTGGGGATTTCTGCACAAGCATAAACGGCAACTAATTCGCCTCGGCTTGCGCCCAAATTTGGATTGTGTTTAACGTGAGGTTTTGTTCCCAGTTGAATATCAAGTTTCGGTAACTCACTCTCATATATTGGATATGCCCAAACTGAAGTGACATGACCTCCCCGATACATTAATTCGAGTTGTCCCTTGTATCCGATAACCAAGGTGCATCTATTACCGTAAGGAACTAGGTAGGCTTCACCTGTTACAGAACTTGGCTCGAGTCCCAAATAACATGCCTGCTTAATTGACTCAAGAATACTTTCGATACTGCATTCCTGTAGTCGCTTATTCTTTTGAACTTCTGATGCTGCAACTTCATATGTTCTCTTGAGGTCAAAGGAAGAATCAGGAACTGATACCCTGAATTCTTCGTCATATATATTGCAGTGTTTTAAAACTACTTCCTTAGTCAGTTTAGTTGATTTGATCATTATCTTGCTCCATTCTTAATGACTTGTTTATCTGCCAATCCCAAAGGGTGAATTCTTTAGGACCGTCAGGTGAGTAATTGGGAAACTCAGCGAGTTCACCCTTCAGATAAAGTTGCTTTGCTAATTCAATAGCTCGAGCACGTTTTGCTCTTCCACTTTCTAATACAACTTCGTCTGCATAATAGACTGCACTGCCCCAAGGATCTTGAGTCTCCAGAACGTACCAAATAAATTGCCCGATCTTTTCGTCAGGATACAGAGACTGAAGGGCCACAGTATAGTGGTATGCTTGCATATCGTAATTCCTGTCATACATTTTCTTATGAAATGCTCTTGGATTTCCGATATCAGTCGTTTTCAGATCCCCGGGAGTCTTGACATTCCGAGTGATCAGGTTCTGCGTGATATGATCCAACATTGCTTTCATTGGAAGACCGTCTTCTATCCACAGTATCACAGTCTGCCAAGTGCCGTTTAGACGTTCCCAAAATTGGCTATTCGACAAAGCAGATTTAAGCATCAGCATTATTGTATCGAACTCCTGTTCAGTGAGAATTAGCTTGCCTACGTTATCTTCCTTAAATGCTTTCTGATTCTTCCTTGCACCTGTTCCTTCCCAAAGTGGCATCACAACCACACGTTCAAAGACCTTACCTATCTTCCAATTTATATGATCAAGATCTATGAATGATTGATCCTTGATACACTCACTCAGGATCTCAAGATACAACTCTGCAGAAGAACCGAGAATCATAGGTCTTGAAGCTTCAAATCCCGCCCAAGCTTTTTGGAACCAAGGAGCTTCGTTTATTAATGTTGATGCAAATGTGTTTGAGAATGCTTGTATCTGGTGGTACTCTGTTTCAGAGCAATTCAGGATAGAGGGAAAGTGGTCCACACAAAAGAAATCTTCGGAACCCGGAAACCACTCGGGATCTATAAGTAACCCACCTTCAGTTCCTATTGTAAATCCTTCAATATCAGGTGAGAATTTTGCGTCTTTGACATCCAATGTACTCTTAAAAAGGATATCCGTTTCCTTTTTTTTAGTCATGTTATTCCTTTCCTAAAACGGGATTGCGTTAATACCTGTGAATTCTTCCAACTCTTTAATACGATCAGTGTGACTCGAGATACCTTTTATCATTATTTCAAGTCGTTCTGATTCTTCCTTTTTGACTTTTGCAAACAGATCTTTCAGTTCTTTCTGTTCTCTTTCAAGGAAATTATCGAACCTTGCATCTATTTCATTTGAGATCATCAGCTTCAGATCTTTTGCCAGAGACTCCGCAATAAGTTGGTGCTCGGAATCCAACTCTTCCCTTGGCGTATTGTCATCCACTTCAGGACATGCTGCTCTTTTAGCAACCTTAATAGTTTTCTGCTCACTCATATTTTCCTTTCAATGATGAGGGGGGTTTTTTAGTGGTGAAAGGAGCAAACATCCACTCTCCCTGAATTGAGAGTACCCCCCCTTAATGTTAATTTCAAAACTGCTCCTTCTTTCAATGCAATCATTCTGCCATGATTTGGTATATACACATTCTAATTCAGTTTAAAAACGTTGTCAACAACATATTTTACTTTTTTTTGAAGAAACCTCAAGCTTTTAAAAAGTTAGAAAATGTCATAGGTTGCACCTCTGACACCCACTAAATTCTCTAATGATTCCAGTGCAGTAAAAATACTTTCATTATTTTACATTTTTTCCTTGACATGTTTCTGGAAATAGTTTAAAATAAAATCTGTTTTATATAAAAGATTTTAACCCGGCCTCAAGGGCCACTTCAGAAAGGAACAATATGAAGATTCACAAGAAAGGGGATTTTGAATACTGGTGGAACCCACAAACTCCAAGTTGGTGGGCAGTCGAGATTGATCCCAAGACAGGGTATCTGGTATCGGATGCATACCACCAGTATAGGCTGCATCATATCCTTCAGGTTGTTGATGAGGAGCAGGAGAAATTGAACAAGCTCAGATTAGCAGTTGGAGTACCTAGATTTTCAAGTGAAGAATGTCTGGATCATCAGGCATCACTTAGAGCACAATTGGAATGTGCTTGGTTGGAAGTTAAGAAGTTGGCAGGAGAACTCAGAGAAAGGAGGCCGGGAGTTTTTCTTTGGGAATAGACTAAGTCAATCCTATCTGCCCCCGCTTTGTCGGGGTCAGGTGGATGTTGAAATGGTTTCATCATCATAAGTAAATTAACAGAAAGGAACAATATGAGTGCTTTTAAATCAATCACAATATTCAGGCCACGACAAAACGTTGTGGCTAAGTTCAGATCTCAGGACGGTCCAAACCTTCCTTCGCAGACTGTGCTTTTTGCAAACCTTAGTCTCTTCCGAGAATACGCTCGGAGGATCTCCTCAACCACTGCGGGAAAATTAGATTATGAAGCAGCAGAATTTGCTGTTGATAATGAGTTCCCCA